CATCAAATGGACGCACCTTCCAGACGCGCTCGCGCTCGGATGGCTCCCCGTCGCCGACATCGGCGGGCATCACGGCCAATGGTCGCTGATTTGCGAATGGCGGTGTGCCTGCGGCCGGATGGCCAGAAAGCCGAGGATATCATGAAATCGACTGTCGCCAACCTAGACGAATATCGCCGGATGATTGAGTCGTCGCATATGTCGGCGATGCCGGATGGGTTTGCGCCGGCAAGACTGCCGAAAGAGATGTTCCCGCATCAATTGGCGGCATGTGATTTTGCCCTGCGGGCTGGGCGCGCCGCTATGTTTCTCGATACTGGATTGGGAAAGACGCTATGCGCACTCGGATGGGGGCGCGAGGTAGCCGAAAAAACGAACAAGCCCGTATTGATGCTGGCGCCGCTTGGCGTTGTCGGGCAGCACAAGCGAGAGGCGGACAAATTCGGCATAGATGCGCAAGTCGCGAATGCAAATGATGTGTTCCCGGCGCGCATCGTCCTGACAAATTACGAAAAGATCGACCGATTCGACGTGAGCCAGTTCGCCGGGGTTATTCTCGACGAAAGCAGCATCTTCAAATCGTTCTCCGGGGCGACGACAAAGAAGCTAATATCAAGTTTTTCTCGCACTCCGTTTCGGCTGGCATGCACGGCAACGCCGGCTCCAAATGACCATTCTGAAATTGGCACGCACTCGCATTTCCTTGGCGTCATGACGCGCGATCAAATGCTCATGCGGTGGTTTTTGCATGACAGCGCGGACACTGGGACGTGGCGATTGAAAGGGCACGCGGTAAAGCCTTTTTGGAACTGGGTGGCATCTTGGGCTAGGTGCGTCGAAAAGCCATCCGATCTTGGTTTTTCAGACGACGGGTTTGCGATGCCCGAGTTAAAGATCATCCGACACGTCGTCGGGGCGGATCGCGCGTTGGCGTCCGGCGAGGAAAAAGACGGGCAACATCGGCTATTCCGGATGCCGGACACATCCGCGACTTCAATTCACCGCGAAAAGCGGATGACGAAGGGTGATCGCGCGGCGAGGGTCGCGGAGATCGTGCTCGCCGATCCGGATGAACCATGGACGATTTGGGTTGAGACAGACTACGACGCTGACGCCGTTTGCGCAGCTCTGCCCGGTTCCGTCGAGGTTCGCGGGAACATGTCGCCAGACGAGAAAGAAGACCGGCTGACAGCATTCTCGAATGGATCGATCAAGTATCTGGTAACCAAGGCGTCTATAGCCGGGTTCGGCCTCAACTGGCAGCACTGCGCGCGCACGGTCTTTGCTGGAATGAGCTTCAGTTACGAGGCATTTTATCAGGCCGTGCGGAGGCACTGGCGATTCCGTCAAATGCGATCGGTGCATTGCCATGTTGTCATGGCAGACACTGAGGAGGCGATTTGGAACGTCGTCTCGCGGAAATCTGCCGACCACGGCGTGATGAAGTCGGAAATGATGGCCGCGATGTCTCGCGCGCACAAGCGGGACTTGGCGCTGCATTCCTATTCCCCGCAACAGCCTGCAATACTCCCTAAATGGATGGTGCCGTGATGGTGAACGTTCTCGATCAAGCGCATGGGGCGGCATATTCGGCGTTCAACTGCGACGCCGTCGAATTTGCCGCGTCGTTACCGGATGCGTCTATCGGGCTATCTGTTTATAGCCCGCCGTTTTCGCAGCTTTTTGTTTACTCGGAAAGCGAGCGGGACATGGGCAATGTCGCCAATCATCAGGAATTCGCCGACCGATACAGGTTTTTGGTTCGCGAGCTTTTCCGCGCGACAAAACCGGGTCGCATTTCTGCTGTCCACTGCTCAGACTTGCCGACAAGCAAGCAGCGGGATGGTGTGATCGGACTTTTCGATCTGCCGGCCCTAATCCGCGACGTTCACGAAAAGGAAGGATGGATTTACCACAGCAGGGTGACCATCTGGAAATGCCCGGTTGTGGAAATGACGCGCACGAAAGCGCATGGACTTCTTTACAAGACGCTCCGGACGGATGGTTCTCGCGTCCGCGTCGGGATGCCCGACTACATGATGGTGTTTCGCAAGGAGAGCGACGGGAAAACGCCTGACCCCGTCATCCATTCGTCGGATGAATATCCGGTGTCGTGGTGGCAGGAAGCAGCGTCGCCCGTTTGGATGACGATCAATCAGACAAATGTCCTCAACGTCGCCGTCGCCAGGGACGACAAGGACGAAAAGCACCTTTGCCCGCCACAATTGGACGTTATCGAGAGATGCGTTGAACTGTGGAGCAATCGAGGGGATACGGTATTGTCGCCATTCATGGGAATCGGCAGCGAGGGCGCGGTGTCCTTGCGGCTTGGACGGAAGTTTGTGGGGACCGAATTAAAGCCTGCATATTTTCGCCAAGCCGTGAAAAACCTGACCATTGCGGAATCTGCCGGGGCAAGCAACCTTGTATCACTGATGGCGGCGGCGTCATGAAACATCCGAAGCCGGCGCCTTCCCGCGCCAGCATCGACGCCGGCTCCCGCGTGCGCATCCTGCGCGGCCCCTACGCTGGTCAGACGGCGACTGTGGACGCGGTGTTCCTGCGCCACGGGGCCGAACCACCCTCGCGT